CCCGGTTCTTTTCCCTTTCAGCCCTGCGCATGTCGCGTATTTCTTGTTTTAGAGACATTGGTCGTTATTAAGAATGGAAAGGTCTTGAAAAGGCTTACTTATAAACTTCGGTTGTGAGTCTATAAATGTTCTTTGATGTGGAACGCCGTCTACAGGAGTTGCCGGAGTTAAGCCAGTTCCTACCACGCCGTCACGCGCATCTTTGAGCCATTGCATAACATTTACGCATGCATTTTCTATGTGTTCTGGAACGTCTCTCGGGTTTATTGTCTTGTGAAGAGTGCATAAACTTAGGTCGATCATGGCCTGAATGATCAGGAAATTACGTCCTGATCCAGTTGTGCCAAACTCTGCCGACATGTTGTATTTATATCCTAAATAGCTATTAATCATAGCTTGCGCCCATGATTCAGCGTTATTCAATACGTTTGTTTCTGTTAGTCCTGAGCTAATTATCGACTGTGCTAAAATCTCGTCAAGGTGCTCAACCGAGATTCGAAGGGTGTAATCAGACTTTGCTAGATATGCCATTCCCTAATGTGTATTTAATCCAAATTTGGGAAATGTACGTTAATATTCCTAACTTTGGTATAGTTTTTTCAGTGAGATTACAATAGCTCCCCTCGTTCATATCTTAGCTCCGGTGCATCGGGATAGGCAGATTAAAAACGAGGGGAGAACTATTTTAGGGGCACGCCGGAAGATGGTCCGGCGATTTTAATAGCTCTTCAACTTCTCTCAAATCAGCTATAGTTTGCTGAATATCCTCATGAGTAACGCCATTGTTTATCTCAATTAATGTATCTATGGCTGATTCTATTTTTTCGTAAGCCTCGTCTAACGTAATCATCATCTTTGAAATTTATATTCCCTATCGTTACCAATCTCATACTTAGGACTTACGCCGCCGCGTTGATACCTGGCGAAATGTGCCTGAAACGCAAAACAAAGTAAGTAATCATTAGCGTCTGAGGTGTGTCCGTACCGCTCATAAGTTACGTTCGTTTCTTTGTTTTTCTCCTTAATCTTCGCTTTTGTGCCGTCGCTGGCCTCTTTCAGATACATGTAATCCGCTATCGAATTTGCACAATTATTCCCGATTATAAAAGTTAATTCGCCCTCGTTGTGGTCAAAAACTTCGTTGGTCCAGTTGCCACGCATTACAACCGGTGGAGCGGCTTTAAATATTCTCATTGACGGTTTAAAATCCCTTAAGGCCCCCTGAATCACAGTAAAATCATTGTATCCAGTTTCCATTCTGGTATCTTCAGCAATGCCGGAAGGATCGCCGTAGATGAACAGCCCGGCGGTATGTGCTCGGTATCGCAGCGCGAAAGCTTCACAAAGCTTGTTTGTTTTATTGTTAGGGGTTGAAAGGCAAATCTCATCTATCTGAGTTGCCTTGTATCCTTCGATCTGCCAGATGGTGATCGTAATGTATGGGTTAACGTTAAAATCGAAACTGATGTGCAAAGGTATGTGTTTGTTATAAGAAACATCTGCTGTATTCTTTGCGCGCTTGAACATCTTGTAGAAGTTACCGCCTGTTTCCTTCATGGTCCAAAGGCCTTTGGCGTAAACTGAGTACAAATACGGGTTAGTGAACTTATAGGCTTCAATCTGGGCTTTTACGGCATCGGGTAGCCATTTATTGTCTTGGTACGTCGAATGGTGGACCGTGGCGCTGTAAACAACTTCGCGCCCCTCTACTTCGATTGATGTAGTTGTTTGAAAGCTCAGATCGTTTTTGCCTTGAAAGAATCTTTTCCAAAACCAGTTTTCCGTATAATCTTCGTCTAGTTCAGGGTTTATGGTGAAATATTCCTGTAGAACGTCGGCTTTACTGGACCTTATCGAAAGACTTATAGTGGCGAAATCTTTTTCGTTTGGAATGTCCTCCTCATACCAAACCCCTGTTGGATCTTTGATTGACTTTATTTTGCCTGGCTCATCCCCTCCACGGGCTAAAAACCTGTTTCCGTTCACACACCGTATGCTCAAAGGGTTAATATTGAACTTGAACAGGCTTTCAAGTCCAAGCGAAATAATTGTCTGTTTGATGTTCTCGTAGCTTGACTCCTGGATTGTGTTGTATGTCTTGCGGTAAAGGATGAATTTGAAATATCGATGAGTTAGGCAGTTATAAACAAGCTGCTTTGCCACATAATCAGATTTTGACGATCCACGGGAGCCGTAAAGAATAACGTATCGGTCTATGCACTTCGTTAGGATTACAAACCTTTCGTTAATTAGCTTTTGCCATTTAGGCCAAACAACGTTAATCATAAAAATTAATAGTTTTTAGGTTGGATCGATGCTTTGGTGCAGCCTGTACGTCCATTTCTGGAATTGGTGTCAAACTATCTAACGCCGTGGACCGCCTGTTTTTACCATCCTATCTCAATTTTTATTCCTCATGCTTAACAATAATGGTCTGACCTCCTTCGTGATTATGGTCGATTCTATCGCCGTATTTCTTTGGCTTCAGCTTGCTGGCTATCCATTTACGGGCATCTACACGCAATTTAGACCTGTTTGTTACCTCTTTGTTTTCCTGCTCATAAGAAGTGTCTCCCTTAGTAATCGTCATTAAATCATTTGATCCATCATCGGCGATTTCTATTATTTCTTCAGCTAAAAAGTCGGCTTGATTTTCCCGCGCGCGCGCGTATTGGTGTAGAAAGGCTTTAAATTCAGGTTTCCCATCTTCCTTATCACCTTCAGATAGCCATGAAAGCACGGTTCTAACCGTTGGCATACCATCCTGTTTGCATATAGTTCTGAGGCTTTTTGAAGATGTCGAAAGCTCTTCGCAGATTTTCTCAGCTATGTCCTGATTAAACTTAGTTGGTGTTGCCATTTTTGTGAATAGCTTTGATTTTATCTAGTTCATTTTTATAGTACTCCATCATCTGGCATGCGTTATTGTAGGCTATAGAGAAGCCGTGTATTGTTTTTTTAAGGGTTTCGGCCTCTTTCATGAGCTTGCCGTTTAGATTAGCTAAATGCGAGGCTTTCTGCTGCCATGTCCCGCCTAGTTTGCCTGGGCGTTCTTTTAGTTCTGATTCCATTACCGTAGCGTTTACTCAAATATACAAAAATTCACGGTTTTACACATACTTTTTAAGCTTCTCTAAATCCTTTAAAAATGTAATTGATAGGCCGATCTCGCCACCGACGTTCGATATAGTTCTGTTCTTGACCAGCGTCTTAACCTCTTCAATGGCTTTGTTATAACCTTCGTTAAAATGCTTCCCGTTATGATCTGCACCCGCTTCATATCCTTTGTCGAATCCGGCATCATAGGCCGCTAAAACTTCGTCTACATTATTCTTCATACTCTTTCATTCAATGATCTTTTTCATAAGTCATTTCAAAAATATCAGGCTTGCAGGGGTAAAAATGCTCTCCGTCTGGCTCAGGTATAATGTAATCGCCTACCTCCAAATTAACCATTTGCCCGTTATGAATAGTGTGCACATGCGGGTTGGTATTTCCGGATACATAACAAGATCGTGAATTACACATTCCTTTTACTAATTTGCCGTACTGGGTATATTGCTCCGCTTCAATTACTACTGGTTTCTTTCTGTATTTCATATACTCATTCAATAATTACTATGTTGCTCTCAGATGTTATAGAACTTTCATCTACGCCTAATAAAATTGAGGCTCTACCAGAAATATAAATTTCTATTCGTCTGTCACCGTTTATTGTGGCATGCTCTTTAGCCTTCTCCAGCGTCGCCCTTCCGCATTCTAATTGAGCGCGACGGCAGACTTCGGGCCATAGTTTTATTTCATTTGCTGGTGATAGGTTCTTCCATTTATTATACTTACCTGACTTGTCAAATGAATCAATCCATTCTTTAGCAACCTCGTCTTTTATCTCTTGTAATGTCCGTGTCTTCATGGCTTTTTACCGTTTAATAGTGAACTTTTTGTATACTGTAAATAATGCATAACAGTAACCTAGTACTACAAATACAGCACGATTACAATTATGACCATTTTGCTAATCCGTTAAAAGAACTGATAATAATCGATACCTTCCAACTAAGTCAATTTTGGCGATGTCCTTATCCAAACCTGATACTGCTCCTACTACTCTAAATGGCTGGTCTTTTAGGATGGCCTGGCACATTTTTGTCACTATTGTGTATGCTAATTTCTTTTTGCTTGCACCAAGTATTTCTTGGGCATGTCGATAGCCTCTTTCCATTCTGTTGGATGGCACTCGTTTTCCGAAAGCTTCAAATCCAGACTTCATTTCTTTTTTGTTTTATTTAAAAAGTGCTTTATTTCCTGATAGTAATCATTAATCATCACCGGAATGATTAATATCAATCCTATAATCACTGACAG